TACATGGTTGATCCGGGTGCGATTGGTGTCCTGCGTGAAGATACACCGTACACCGACAGACAAGAAGCTTTAGTCCATACCTACTACATCACAAAGTCTGATTTGTATTCCAGACTGTACGCTCACCCTAAACGCGACAGCATTTTAAAGCGCGTAACTACAGCATTCCACGAACAGGCTAGTGACGTTCCCGAAGGTATAGACCGAATCATTATGTCTCAGGCAAATCCAAGCCTGATGGGTAACGTCAACCTAGACTTGTCAGGCATGAATCGCTACAAGGCGAGAGTTGCTGAAGACACGGTTGAGATGCACGAACTGTGGGTATTCAATGATGAGATTGGTGACTACCAGTGCGTAACTATTGCTGATCCAGACGTTGTTATTTATGACCGTCCGGGCGAGAAGATGTTCCTGAAAGGCGAGTTGCCATTCATTCAGTTCTGCCCGAATCCTCAGTATGATTATTATTGGGGTCAGAGTGAAGTTCAGCGCTTGGTATTCTTGCAGGATGTACGCAATAAGCGCATGGGTGAGATTCTTGATCTACTGAATAAGCAAGTCTCTCCACCTACTGCATTGATGGGCTTTAACGGTATTTTGGATGAAAAGAATTTTGCACTTAATCGCGCTGGCGGTTTGCTTTCTAGCGATATGCCAAGTGCAAAGGTCGAACGTCTTGCGCCAAACATTCCAAACGATCTTTTCGAAGTCATCCGAGAAGTGGACGCAATGTTTGCAGAAGCAAGCGGTATTACTCCCGTGTTGGCTGGTCGCGGTGAAGCAGGAGTTCGCTCCAAATCTCATGCGGAATCACTCTCAAGACTTGGCAGCTCCAGAGCAAAGAAACGCGCCTTGATTATTGAGGACGCTCTTGAGAAAGTGGCAACGCTTTATCTGAAGTGCATTCAGAAATACCAGCCAATCATGTTGAAAGACGATGATGGCAATGATTTTATTCCTGAGCAATTTACTGATGACTTTATCGTAAAAGTCGATGCTCATAGCAATAGCCCAATCTTCACTGAAGACTTGAGAAACTTAGCATTTAGTCTGCATCAAGCTGGTGCTATCGACCAAGAAGGTCTGTTAGACTTGCTAGAACCGCCGATGAAGCAATTGTTGAAAGAAAAGCTCAAGCTCAACAAAGAAAAACAGGAAGAAATGGCTATGTTGCAACAGAGACAACAGCAGCAGCCTAAACCTAGCTCTCCACCCAATTTACAGGAGGTAGCATGAACCCAAATGGCGTAGAAACCACATCAAAAGCGGATCAGCCTAGAGTTACTTCCGAAGGATTGCGTCAGGAAGAAAAAGGGCCAAATTTAGAGTATCGAGTTCAGCGTTTGGGCACATATCAGGAGCGAAGCCCAAATAGAGGCTCTTATGGGCGCATGAAACGATAATAAAACTTGACAAAGTTTTCTAATTTGTTTATTTCTATTGCCAAATTTCATACGGAGTTATTATGGCTGTATCATCTGAAGAAGTTATGCGCCTCATGGAGAAGCAAAAGGGAGAAAAACCAGCTCCTGAAGCTCCGGAAATGGAAGAAGGCGAACAAGAAGAAGTCGAAACCGAAGAATCCGCATCCCCAATGGCAGCACCCATGTCCACTCCAGAACCAAAAATGGGTTCAAAAGAGGGAGCAATGGTTAATCTTGGGTTGGCGATGGATTTGATTAAACGCGCACTGCCAGCTATAGGCTCTGATTCAGAAGAAGGCAAGAAAGTTATTTCAGCAATTAAAGTATTATCCGACCTGACAGGCAAAAGCTCTGACGGTATGGAAGAACTTAAGAAGTCTGAAATTTTACAAATGTTGCAGACCTTGCCTCAGGCAGGGGGTGCTACACCTGAGGGCAAAGCAATGGCTGCTGCGCCAGCAGTTCCCGGCATGATGTAATAATTTTTGGAGAAATCACTATGGATTTGTTTAAACCCCGTGGTGCTGCTGCACCTCGCAACCCAACTGACAACACTCAGCAAAACGGTCAGATCGTCAACACACCTCGCTTCTCGCAAATGGGTGGTTTGAAGAACGCCGCTGCAACTGGTGTTAAAAATCGCATGATGGTTGAGAAACCCGGCGGTAAGCGCGTCATCTGATGCGCTTTTTTATTGTTTATTAAAGGGGATAACCTATGTCACTCGAAGACTTAAGCCACGAAGCCCGTGATGAACTGGCTCTTTTAGCTCGTCAACTTGCCGAGAATCCAAAAACTCGCAAAGCTTTTTTACGTTTAACAAAAGAAGCTAAGCCAGATATGCCGATTCCTGAACTCGAAATTGAAGATTCAACCAATTCCGCTGTTCAGAAAGCAAATGATCGAGTTGCTCAGCTTGAAGCAAGACTCCAGCAAAAAGATGCAATGGAAGAACTGAACAAGCGCCGCAGCAAGCTAAAAGAAAAAGGCTTGGTTGAGAGCGACGAGCAGATTGAAGAAGTGGAGAAAATGATGCTGGAAAAAGGCATTACTAACCACGAAGTTGCTGCTGATTACTGGAAGTACATGAATCAATCCGCTGCACCAACACCAACTGGATATAATCCGTCTGCGATTAACAAGTTTGACTTGTCAGCGTATTGGAAGAATCCAATTCAAGGTGCGCGTAATGAGGCAGCAAAAGCATTATCGGAGTTACGGCGCAATCCTAAACCATTGGGGTTGTAATTTAAGTAGGGGATGTTTTTAGATCGGAGATAGATTATGCCTATTGGTGGCGGCATTCTTCCGGCTTCGGGTTCCACTCAATTTACTGAGTTGACCTACGTTACCCGTAGGGCATTTATCCCGAAGCTGGTAGTACAACTTTATAATTCGACACCGCTTATGGCGGCACTGATTGCTAACAGTCAGTCTGCTTCTGGTGGTGTTTCCTCTGTAACTGTACCTGTTCAGGGTTCTCAGTTCGTAAACGCTCAGTGGTCAGACTACAGCGGCTCGTTCGCTCAGCCTTCTGTCCAACAGGGTGCTTACAACGCTGAATTCAACCTGAAGCTGATGATTGCACCAGTACCGTTCCTCGGTATGGAAGGCGCAGTTCAGCAAGATGCAGCCGTTATTCCTCTGATCGAAGCGCGTATGAATGACGCGACTAACGTGATGATGGATGCGATGGCAACATCACTGTACAACAACACGACAAACACTCAGCAGTTCACAGGTTTACCTGCTGCCGTGTCTGATTCGGGAACTTACGGCAACATTGATCGTTCTACCTATTCATGGTGGAGATCAAAGACGTATGCCGCTGGTTCTGTAAACCCAACTCGTCAGAACATCCTTCAGTACATTTCCGGTACAGTCAAAAATGGCGCAGAAGTGCCTACGTTTGGCGTATGCGGCTTTGGTACTTGGACGTTGCTGGCACAAGATTATGTCGGTCAAGAGCAATACGTCTTAACACCGGGTTCCGGTTTTGATGGCGATGCAAATGGCCCTCAGTCTGGCTTCCGTGCTTTGATGGTTGCTGGCGTTCCTATTTATCCTGATCCGTACTGCCCTGAAGGAACGGTTTACTTCCTGAACAGCAACTACCTGTCGCTCTATATCCATGAGCAAGGTTCGTTTGTGTTTACAGGTTTTGAATCAACACTTCCTAACTGGCAGATTGGTTATGTTGGTGCTGTGCTGATGATCGCTGAATTGGTCAACACAAAGCCCAAGTCCATGACCAAGGTGACAGGCTATAACTCGCTAACATTGTAAGGAGAAATAGTCATGTCTAATAAAATCCTCGTAGCTGGTTCGGCAACTAACGCTGCTGGTGCATTTCTTCAGGCTTATGCCTTGGGCACTGCAACAGCAACTGTTCCTGCTGGCGATTACTACATTGCTCCAACTGCTAACGTCACTATTGAACTGAATACAAACACTACTGGTAACATCAGTAATGCTTCGTATGCGGTTGTAGTTGCCAATAATACTGGTGGCTACTTCATCTCTGATGGCGTAAACATTCGCGCTAATGTTCTTTCTGGCACACCTACCATTACTCTGTTCCAAGTGAATCAGGGTCAGGCTGTCAGTGAGACTTACGCATAAGGAGCCAACATGAATGCTAACCATGTAGGTTCGTTGTATCCCAATAGCTTTGGTAGCTTTGGCCTTGGTCGTGCTGTAACCGTTAGTGTCGGTACAGTCGCTAATGCTGTTGTCCAAATTCCTATTGTTGGTGCAAGTTCATACATTGTTCGCAGGATTACGGTAGCTAATGCAAGCAAGTCGATTGCGGCTGCAAACGTAACTGTTACTACGTCTAACGATGGTAATGTTTCGAATGCAGTTGCATCGCTTACAACGCTTAGCAACGTAACTAGCACTTCTACGTACCAAGACTTAACTCTTGCTGCTGGCGCTGCTACTACTGTTTACTCGTCGGGTTCGTTGTATGTCAACGTACCTGCCGCAGTATCCGGTGGAACTTGCGACATTGTTGTTTATGGTGATGTGGTAACTCTATGACGACTGTATATGTGACTAACAAGTGGGATAAGCCCCTTGTCGATGAATATGCGTACAAGACATATACGTTCCCTGTGAACGAATCTGTTGAAGTACCCGTAGAAATTGCCCGTCACATATTTGGTTATGGTTCTGAGAATAAAGAACCTTTTTTGGCTAGACTCGGTTTTGCTAAAACAAAGAATGACATTCCTAGCGGGTTGGAAATTCTTGAAAAATTTAGCATTACCGAATCCAAGCCAGTACAGGATCGCTCCTTATCCCCGGCGATTGACCAAGTACCCCCACCTATCCCATTACGGGGGGTGGGGAGAAAAGTCGAAAAAGCCGCTTAATTATGGCAATTAAATGGCAACTTTATCCGGTTACATCACGGAAGTTCGTAGGCTGCTGCACGATGCCAACGGAAACTTTTACTCTGACTCTGAACTAACGGACTACATCAATGAAGCCCGTAAGCAGACAGTCAGGGATACTGGTTGCCTAAGAAAAATCCAAGTATCACAAACGCCAATGACACCCATAGCAGGTGGAGCAAATCCAGTTGCTTGGAGTGCTGGCGCTATTGTTGCCGTAGATGATTATGTATTTTCAAATATCTTCATCTACAAAGTAACTGTAGCTGGTATTTTGGGAGATACAGCGCCACCTTACCCGGCATCGAATAACGTGTATCCCCCAACAACACCGTTCACTAGCGGAACTGCCACATTGCAATATGCTGGTAATTGCGAAAAACTAAATTATGCAGCGTTCCCTGACAGTATAAATACGATTGATATTCTAAATATCAACCTTTATTGGGGAAATAGTCGTATTCCTTTGCAGTATTTGCCTTGGACTCAGTTCAATGCTCAGCTACGTTATTGGCAAAACTACATAGGTAGGCCAGTAGCATTCAGTGTTTACGGACAAAAAACAGCATTTATCTCTCCTGTTCCAGATCAAGTTTATACGATTGAAATGGATACGGTGGTGCTGCCAGAAGACCTTGTTTCTGGTTCTGAGGTTGATGTTATTGATGAACCGTACACTACGCCAGTAGCTTTCTATGCCGCGCACAAAGCAAAGTTTAAAGAACAGAGCTATGGCGAAGCTGAAATTTACAAACAGCAATACGCACAAGAAGTTCGCAGTGTTCTGGCAACAACCATGACACGGCGTATTCCTAACCCTTACGGCAGTCCATTTTAATTATGGCTGCGGCTGAACAAAAAAAATCATACAAAGTTATTAAACAATTTCGTGGCGTAAACACGAAAGCAAACCGTACTGCCCTAGAAGATGGTGAGTTTTCATGGCTAGAAAATGCCATGCCTATTGGTTATGCCAATATTAAGACCGTATCAGGAGAGAGAAATACTGCGGTTACGTTTGGGAATGTAGCTACAGCATTACTTTCTGCAAACATTAACAACAAAGACTATCAGCTTGCATTCCAAGAAGATGGTCGTTGCGAATATGTTGACGTTGAGGCTGATACAAAAGGTAATGTTGCTGTTGCTGGCACATTCTCTAACTCGCGTATCAACATAACGCAGTACAAGGACGAGCGCGTTCTAATTGGCGACCCTAATAATGGCGTTTACAGTTGGGATGGCACTAACCTTGTATCTATCGGTTCCGTTGGATTCATAGGAATTACCAATCGCGGTTCTGCTTACACGACCACGCCTTCTGTAGTTATTTCTGCGCCTAATGAGACAGGCGGCATACAAGCCCAAGCAGAAGCAATCATAACTGCCAATGCGGTTACTGGCATTGCTATTACTGAGGCTGGAACAGGCTACACAACTTCCCCGACAGTCACCATATCTGGTGGCGGTGGAGCAAATGCAGCGGCAATTGCTGGCGTTACTACGTTCAAAACTGGAACCGTTACTGTTTTTGTTACAAACGGTGGCACTGGCTACACAAATGCGTCTAATACGGTAGTTACTATTAGCGGCGGTGGTGGAACAAATGCTGCTGGCACAGCTATTTTGTCTGGTGGTCAGATAAGCCAAGTGATTATGACCAACAATGGTACTGGATATACTAACGCATCCAATATCACTGTAACTATTACGGGCGGTGGAGGCTCAAATGCAGCCGCTAAAGCTATTATTAACAGTAATCCTGTTACTGGTATCCAGACGTTCTCAGGACGCACTTGGGTGGCTCAAGGGCGCTCTGTAAGCTACTCTGCTGCTGGCTCATATTCTGATTTTGTCAGCTTGTCTTCTGGCATATTTACAATTACAGACGCAACCCTGCGAAGCAATATCACTCAGTTGCTTTCAGCTAACAACTTTCTGTATATTTTTGGTGAAGACAGCATTAACGTGTTCTCTGACGTTCGAGTAACAGACGCTGGTATTACATTGTTTACAAATACCAACATTAGTGCTTCTGTAGGATCACGTTTGCAGTACGCCATATTCCCGTATTTCCGTTCTGTGCTGTTTATGAACGAGTATGGCGTTTATGCGCTGGTTGGCTCTACAACATCCAAGATTTCTGACCCGCTTGATGGGGTGTTTCCTGACATAGACTTCACTACAGCAAGAGTTACGGCTGGTCAGGTATTGTTAAATAACATATTATGTGCCGCATTTAATATAAGATATAACGATTCTGGAACGTATCGTTATGTACAGGCAATATTTTTTGAAAAGAAGTGGTTTTTTTCTAATCAAAATACGGTTGTTTTAGTCTCTCCTATTGCTACAGGCGGTAGGATTAAGTTGTTTGGCACAAACGGCAGCAATCTTGTTGAGCTGTATGGCGATGCTACTGTGCCAGTAGATATTATTTTAGAAACCGCATTGGACGCTATGGGCGATCCTATTCGGGATAAGCAAGCATTAAAAATAGGTATTGAGGCTACACTAGGATCAACACCTACCACCATGAATGCTTATGTAGATTCAGAGTCGGCGCAGTCTCCAGTTATTACGTTTGAGAATAGTGTTGCTTGGACGAATTATTTAGGTAATGAAATAGATTGGACAAATAATTTAAGTGCAATTATTGGCTGGCTAGGCGCTACTTCTGCTGGCGCTGGTTATTATTTGTATAAATCTGACGCTGAAATGTGGGGTAAATATTTAGGTATAACCATTAATAGCACATCAACACCTTTTGTTATTAACGGTTTCCAATTTGAACATGAACTAAGAACGAGGTTCTAAAATGCCAGTGCCAAATACTTTTGCGAATGCAACTACATCAATCCCGTTATCGCAGCTAGATAACAACTTT